CTGTCATGTCTGCTCCCCCTCCCATGCCGGCGCCGATGGTGTCGGCGTACTGCATGACCTTCGCCATGTGGTTGCGCGTCTCGGCGTTGTTCAGGTTCCCCGCCGGGCCGGCGTTGTACTTGCCCACGGCCTGCTCCCAGTCCCCGCCGGACTGGTCCGCGAGCTGCTTGAGGTACCTGGCCCCGGCGTCGATGGACTGCGCCGGGTCGAAGGGGTCGGTGACCCCCATGCCCCGGGCCGTGCCGGGCATGAACTGCATCAGCCCCTGCGCCCCGGCCCTGGAGACGGCGCGGGCGTTGCCCCCGCTCTCCTGGATCAGGAGGCCGGCGAGCACGTTGGCGGGCACCTCGTGCTCGGTCGCGGACTGCATGATCAGGTCGGCGTACGGGGCGGCGGCGCCCCAGTAGGCGTCGCCGGCCGCCTTGCGGGCGCCCGTGAGGTTGCCCACCGCGGTCTTGGCCTTGCTGACCAGGTTGGCCGCGCCGGAGATGAGGTCGTTCGTGGCGGGGCGCCCCGACCACTGCTCGGGCGGGTCACCGAAGCCCACGAACAGGTTCTTCCAGTAGGGATTGCTCTGGAAGTTGTCGCGGGTGATGCCCCCGTTGGTGGCGCTGACCATCTCGCCGTTGCCGACGTAGATGCCGACGTGCCCGTAGTTGCCGTTACTCGGGTCCGGCTTGAAGAACACCAGGTCGCCCACGTCGGCCTGGCCCTCGTCGGTGCCCCACCCGAGGGCGTTGCCCGCCTGCGACGCCGAGCCGTAGCGCCCGCTGGTGCCGTAGGCGTTCTCGATGAACCGCTCGCAGAGCATGTAGTAGTCGCGGCTGCCCATCTGGGACAGCGCCCACGACGCCGCCAGGGCCTGCTTCCCGACCCCGTTCTCTTTAGCGGCCATTCAACAGCCCCCGCAGTCCCGGTGGGAGGGAGCGCCCGGTGATGGCGTCCGCGGGGGCGGCCACCGCGGCGCCGGCCCCGCCGCCGTAGTCGGGCACGTACAGGTCGCTGTAGGGCGTCTCGGGGATGCCCATGGTCTGCCGCGTCTCCTGCTCCATCAGCCAGCGCACGTCCGGGTTGTACTTCTTGTAGATCAAGGCCAACTCGAGCATCTCGGGGGCCTGTTCGTCCAGCATGACGATGGCGGCGCGCCGGCCGTACCGCTGCGTGAGCTGGGCCAGGGCGTTCTGCGCGGTGATGATCTGCTGGTTCAGGGCCGCGTTCTCGGACGGGCTGCCCTCGTCCTGGCCCCGGAACATGGGCTGCCCCATCAGCGCGTGCTTCACCTGGGTGTCGGGGCGGAGCTGCACCCCGGGCGCCCCCTGCGCCGCCCACTCCCCCTCGGCGGTGGACGCCTTGACCGCTTGGGCCAGCATCCGGGCCTTGGCCTCCGGGGGCAGCGCCATGTACTGCGGGCTGGTGATGAGCGGCAGCAGGTTCTCCTGGGTCTCCGCGCCGTAGGCCGCTTGCGCCCCGCGGATGCCCTCCCCGGTCTGCCGGAGGCCCTGGAACTCGGTGCCCCGGGTCTGCTCGCCGCGGGTGAAGGTGCGCGGCGTCACCCGCACGTCGGCCACGTCCGCCGGCCGCTGGCCGGCCATCGCCCCGCCCTCCCACGGCAGGCGCCGGCGCGACGCCTCCATCACCTCTCTGGCGACTGGCGACTCCCTGGAAGGGGAGGCATAGACGTTGCCCGAAAGGCCGCCGAGTGCGGTGAGGGGGTTCATGGGCAGCTCCACGTCCCCGCCGGTGTAGGGGGACTTGAGCGCGGGGAGCTGCTCGCGCAGGCCGGGGATGCCGCTCTGGATGTCTTGCAGCGCCCCCTCGGTGGCCCGCTGCGTGGGGTCGGTGAGCTGGGCGCCCAGGCGCAGGGCGCCGGCCCCGGGGATGAAGCGCCCGGCGATCTGCCCGCCCAGGCGCTGGAGGGTGTTGTCCCCGCCGGTGGAGTTCATCGCCGTGGCCAGGTCGATGAAGTCGCGGAAGTAGGTGCTGTCCACCGCCGCGGCCGCCAGTTGGGGCGCGATGCGCTGCGCCGTCTGGGCGTAGTCCTCCATCGGCTTCCCGTCGTACATGTAGGACTCGTAGCCGTTGGCCATGATCCCGGCGACGACCGAGACGGGGCCGGGCAGCGAGGTGTACTTGACCCAGAAGTGCCCCCCGTCCGGGGACGGCAGGCGGATGGAGTCCGGGCGCCACACCGGGTCGCCGTTCTCGTCGGTGGCCTCCATCATCGCCGTCCGCGCCCCGGCGTCGGAGGGGCCGTGGCCAGTGATGTTGCCGGACATGACGTTGTAGGCGATGTACCCGTCGAAGGCGCTGGCCAGCCCGGCCTTCTTCATCATGTAGGCCGCCTCGCCCTTCTCCCCGCGGGCCAGGGCGGTGGCCGCCTTGATGGGGTAGCGGACGGGGCCGGTCGCGGTGGCGAACCCGGCGTGGATCGCCGGCCGCAGGCCGTAGACGAAGGGGAACATCAGGTTGGCGAACACGCCCATGGTGCGCTCGGCGGTGCTGGCCCCGGGCTTGTTCAGCAGGCCCTTCCACTGCCCGAACTGCTTCTCCAGGATGTCCGCCTCGCCGCCCTCGGTGATCGTCTTGGACCGCTTCAGGGCGGCGTCCACGATCTCCCGGGGCAGGTTGCCGTACAGCTCGGCCATGCTGGGGTAGCGGAAGTTCCCGTCGTCGCCCAGGACCTTGATCAGCTTCTTGCCCCCGGGCAGCACCCCGTTCTCGCTGGCGTCCTTGGCCAGCCGGGCGACCTCCCCGAAGTACGAGCCGGTCTGGAACGCCTCGGACAGGCCCCGGCTGAAGCGGTGCATGGGGCTGAGCAGTTTGCCGAGCTTGTTCGGGCTGTCGGACAGGATGTGGCCCTGGCGGGTGGCCACGTCGCGCAGCTCGCCGGTGGCCTGCATCGGCCCCACGTCCTTCATCCCGCGCAGGGCGTTGACCATGGCCGGGGCCTTGATGCCCTCCCCCAGCTTGAGCAGGTCGTCGCTGGTGGGCAGGTTGAACGCCCGCAGGATGCCGAGCGCCTGCTGCTTGGCCCCGCCGTAGTTGCCCCGGAGCACCTGCTCCAGCGGCTCGTTGATCATGTTCCACGCCGACTCCAGGGTGGCCGCCTGGAGGTAGCGGGGCGTGGCCAGCACGTTGCTGCTGCCGAACGAGAGGAAGTCCTGGATGCCGGTGACGGGGATGCCGGCCAGCTTCTGCTCCTTCTTGATGGCCTGGTCGAACAGCCCCAGGAGCTGGCGCTTCTTCTCCACCGCCTCCTCGGCCCCGGCGGCGCCGGCCTTCGCCACCCGGTCCGCCGGCCACTCCTTGGCGATCTTGGCCCCCAGGCTGTCCACCACCTTCTCGATGACCGGGATACCGCTCTCCGGCCACTCCGAGATGTTGATGCCCACCCGCTCGTAGGCGGCGGTGGCCTCCTGCTGGAGGCGCAGCAGCTCGTCCTGCGGGGCCTTCTCCAGCTTGGCCCGGCGCACGGCCCGGTAGGCGTTGGCGGCGTCCTTGATCAGGGTCTTGTTGACCAGGTTGAGGGCGTCCTTCTTGGTGATGGCGTCCGCCCCGCCCAGGTAGCTCTGCCCCTCGATCTGGGGGTTGAAGTCCACCAGGGGCATCATGTTCTCGTCCAGCCCGGCGGTGTCCCGGGCGTCGGTCCAGAACTTCTTCACCGCGGTCTCGTCGTCCAGGTCCAGCCCCCGCAGCCGGGGCGACCAGTCGCGCCGGAAGCGGTAGCCGCCCATGTCCTCCAGGCCGGCCATCATCTTGGCCCGCTGCGCCGTGTCGTCGGGGTCGCGAGCGAAGATGTCCTGCCACTCCAGCCCCAGGTCCTCCATGGGGCCGTTGGGCCGCTTGCCGTTCAGCCGGCTGCGCTGGCGCTGGAGGCGGGACGCCGGGGTGGCGTCGTCCGAGGTCAGCGACAGGTCCTTGCGCTGCTGCGAGAGCCGGGCCTGGAACGCCTTCTCCTCGTCGCTGAGCGTGCCCTTGTTCTTCCCCGGCACGACCTCGCCGGAGGGCAGCTTCTCGCCGGCCTTGAAGGTGCCCCCGCCGACGCGGACGCCGGTGGGCTTGTCCTGCATGGAGCGGAACGCCCGCGCCACCTCCGAGGAGGCCGTCTCCCCGGAGTAGAGGGACAGCACCCGGGACAGCGTGTCCCAGTAGTCCATGGCCTGCTTGAGCACCGCCTTCGTCTCCGGGGAGGCGTTGGGGTCGGCCAGGGCCTTCTCGTACTCGTCGATGGCGATGAACTTGGGCCACTGCGCCCCGGCGCGGGCCTCGCGGCCGGCGCGGAGCATGGCCTCGTTGACCGGCTCGTTGGGGCGTGCCGACTTCGCGAACTGGGCGATGTGCTCGATGATGGTCTGGGCGTCGCCGTTCGCCATCGCCGTGTTCTTGTAGCCGTGCGCCGTCATCAACTCCTTGGCGATGGCCTCGCGCTCGGCCAGGAGCTGCTCCCGCAGCGGTTCGGCCATCTCGTCCAGGGCCTGCGGGTTGCCCAGGCGCTGCGCCATGCGCTTGGTCATGCGGACCGGCTGCCGGATGCCCGCTTCTACCTCATCGGCGGCGTCGGCCACCAGCCGCCCGACCGACTCCTGGCCGTTGGTCATCTTCAGGATTTCGTCGTAGCGGGGGGTGTTCTCGTCCACCCCGGCGAAGGTCTTCTCCACCAGCCCCTTCATGTAGGGGGCCTGGCGCTGCATGGTCTGGCCGCTGGACTGCTGGAGCACCTTCTCCTTGGCCCCCGGGGACATCTCGTTGATGATCCGGGTGAGGGCGTCGGCGCTGCGCTCGGCCGGCGGCATGGGGTCCTCGGAGGGGGACAGGTCCGGCGTGTCGTAGGCGATGTCCTCCTGAATCTGCTGCGACTGGCGCAACGCCCGGCGCCGGTCGATCTCCGCCCGCGGCAGCGGCTCGTAGGCTCGGCCGGCCTCGGCGGCGTCCCGGGCGCTGCGCCGCTGGCGGGGGGTCATCACCTCCCACTGCTCCGGCTCGATGGGCTTCCGCACCTCCCCGAAGTCGGGGATGCCCTGGCGCAGGCGCCGCTTCCCGTCGCCCCCGGCGATGTTCAGCACGCCCTCGTCGTTCTCGACCAGCTTGCGGAGGATGCCCCCGATGCCGGACTCGGCGCGGCCCATCGGACCCAGGCCGGCGCCCAGCGCGGCTCCGGCGGCGAACCGACCGGCCCGCTCCTGCCAGGTAGCGTCCTCGTCCGCGGTGGCCGCCCCGGCCACGCCCCCGGCGGTGCCCAAGGCGATGTCCGCCGCCGCCTGCCGGCCGGTGCGGGCGGGGGAGAAGAAGGGCGACTCCATGGCCCGGGACGCGATCCCGCCGTACTCCCCGGAGAGGGCGTTTTTGGCCTTGTCGATCCCGGTGTCGAACAGCGAGACGATCTCGCCGCCCTCGTCGGCGCGGACCCCCTGGTAGCCGAGGTCCTTCAGGGCCTGCACGACCACATCGGTGGTGTCGCCCATCCCGGTGTTCGCCCCGCGCAGGGTGAACAGCGCGCCGATGGCGTTGCCGTTCCACGGTGGGGCCTGCCGCGCCATCGCCTTCGAGACGAGGCCCTCCGGGTCGGTCACGCGCTCGGGGGCGATGCGGGCCATCGCGCCCACAATGCCCCTGACCTCATCCTCGGGGAGCTGCCGGCGGGCGTCGAACAGGTTCGCGTCCGGGTCGAGGTCGAAGGGCCTGACCTGGGCGCCCTCGGGGATGCCGTCCTCGCCGCCGATGGCCCCGCCGAGTTCGTCGGAGTAACCCGCGTACCGGGCGGCCACTTCGGGATCGGGGCTGCCGTAGTAGCCCGGGAGGGCGTAGCTGCGGCCCCGCTCCGGCACCGCGGCCCGGCCGAAGTCCTCGGTGGTGCCGTGGTAGTAGCGCCCGGCGGTGGCCCCTAGCGGGGTATCCGCCAGGCGACGGCCGGCGCTGAGGGCGCGGTCCACCAGCGGCGAGGTGACCTCCCCGATGGCCCGGCCCACCGGCTTGATCAGGCTGCCGACGCCCTTGCCCACGGTGCGCTCCAGGGCGGTCTCGGGGATCAGCAGCTCGGGGATCAGGCCGGCGAGTTCGCGGGGGTTGTTCAGGCCCCCGATCACCGGGGTGTCCGGCTGAATCTGGGGGAAGATTTGCTCGGGGACGTTCATCTCCTTGGCCGTGTCGCGGAACACGTCCCCGGGACTGAGCACCGCCCCGGCGGCCCCGCCCACCCCGCCGAGCACGTCTCCCTGGCGCAGGGCCTCTGCCGACCCGCCCAGGCGGTGGGCCACGTTGGACAGCCCGCGCACCGCGCCCGACGCGAACTGCCCCTGGCCGGACGCGAGGAAGTCGTTGCCCTTGGCGGCGTCGGCCAGGTTCCCGAGCTGGGTGCCAGCCCAGGAGAAGATGTTCGGCTTGTCGGGGGCGGTGCCCGCCCACGGCCCGGGAGTGGGCGGCGTCCCCGCGGGAGGGCCGATCCCCCCGAGGTCGCTCTTGTAGGCCGGTTGGTCCTCGTCGTCGCCGTCGAACGAGGTCAGCTCATCGAACAGGCTCGACGTGGTGCTGTCCTGGGCGAACATGGGCTGCGCGCGCATCCCCCCAGTCCCGTCCATCCCTCCCAGACCACCTCCTGAGGACAGCGGGTCGAAGCCGGAGGGCGCGCCCAGGTTCATCCCCGGGGACATGGGCGGCGTGGGCGACGGGGGCGGCTCGACCGGCGGAGACAGGATCGCCTGGGCCTGCTCGATGTGGGCCAGGAACGGCACCGTGGAGGCCATGAACGCCGCGCTGTCGGACAGGGGCTGCGCCTGCCGGCGGAACACGTCCGCCTGGTAGTTGTGCCACTCGTCCTCGTCGATGTCGGGCAGGTCTGCGATGCCCATGGCTCGCTCCTAACGGACCTAGCGGAACAGGTTCACGCGACCGCTGTTGCTGGCCCCGGCGTACTGCGGCATAGAGTTGCGGAAGATCGCCAGCACGTCGTTCGGGTTGTAGCCGGCCGCCTCGTAGGCCCCCAGGAGGCTCTGCTGCTGGCTCGGCGTCATGCGCTGGAGGGCCAGGGCGTTGATCTGGTTGGGCAGCGGCAGGTTGAGGTTCTGCGCCTCCTGCCCGTAGTTGGGGTTGTTCATCTGGGAGAGCAGGCTGTCCAGGCCGGCCGGGCCGCCGGTGTTGGCCCCGCCCACCGTGACGCTGCTGCCCCCGGTGCCCGGCATCCGGTAGGCCCCGGAGGCGGCGTTCACCACGTCCCTGATCCCGCCGGGGGTGCCGTTGAGCACCTTCAGGTACTGGAAGATGTCGCCCGGCCCGCGGAGCTGCCCGAGCAGGTTCAGGTAGCCGAGCGAGGTCTGGTCCTGCTGGGCCTTGGCGGCGAGCGTCTGCTGGCCGTTGTACTGGCCCAGCATCTCCCCCTGGCGCAGCCCCTGAAGCTCGTTGAACTGGCGCTGGCCCTCCCCGAAGGTCTGCTGCTGGTACTGCTCCAGCCACTTCTGCTTGGCCTGCTCGAAGGCGAGCTGGTCGATGAACTGCTGGTTCTGGTTCTTCATGCCCGGAATCTCGAGGGCGTTCATCCGGGCCGAGAGGTAGTCCATGTACGCGGCCTGGTAGTTGAAGGCCTGCGTGCCAGCGCCCATCGGCCCCTGGCCGGCGCCTCCCGCGCCGTTGGCCCCCACCCCGACGCTCTGGGCCTGCTGCGGGGCGGCCCCGCCGATCCCCTGCGGGGTGTAGCCCTTCTGCTGGAGGGCCTGCCACCCGCGGGCGGTGGGCTGCACGATGCCCTTCCCGATGGCCTGGGCTAATCCGTCCCAGTACTGCTTGGGCGCGTCCCAGGTGGCCGTCCCGATGCCGGAGGGGGTGTCGCTGCGCCCGAACAGGGTGGGGATGTAGTCCAGCCCCTCGGTGCCGTTGTTGTGGCGCGTGCCGAGGTTCCCCGACCAGTTGAACAGCCGGTCGCCCTGGACCCACTGCTGCGGCGTCTGCGGCTCGGTCCCCTTGGTGGGATCGCCGGGGCCGCCCACCCCGTAGTTCAGGTTGGACATGACCCCGGCGATGTTGCCGAACAGGTTGCCGTTGCTGAGGTTGAACTGGTTGTAGGTGCCCGATCCGGGGATGTAGCCGGGGGCCAGTTGCTGCTGCAACTTTGGGTCGTTCAGCACCGCCCAGTTCTGGGGCGTGATCTGCTGCGCCGCCTGCCCGAAGCCGGGGACGCCCCACCCGGGGGCCGTCCACTGCGTGCCCGCCCCGATGCTGGCCGGGTTGTTCACGTAGGGCGGGGCCTGGCTGCGGATGTTCCCGAGCTGGCTCTGGCCCTGCTGGTTCATCAGGTTCTGGGCGGACTGCTGCGCCCAGACGGAGGGGGCCTGGTCGCCGTAGGTGCCGTACCAGGTGTTCTGCTGGTCCTGCGGCAGGGCGTTGAACCCCTCGGCGCCGGCGGGGACGTTGTAGTTGCCCGACTGCTGGCCCCAGGCGTAGGGCGCCAGGTTGGCCCCGTAGTAGGACTTCCACTGGTCCTGGTCCGCCTGGGGCATATTGGCGAAGCCGTCCGCGGTGATGGTGGCCGCGTTGTTCCACTGGTTGGCGATGGAGTTGGACATCGAGGCGTCGTCGGGGTACTGCCCCGACTGGTTGGAGAAGGTGGGGGCCTCGAGGGGCGCGATCTGGCCGGGGGCGAAGGTCTGGTAGCCCCCGGGGGCGTTGGGGTCGGGGACGTAGTTGTACTGATCGACGGGCGCGGCGCTGCCCGGCGGGGAGTACACCGTGTTGGGGTCGAGCTGACTCTGAGTCTGCGCGGTCTGCGCCGGGTTGTAGTCCCCGATCCCGCTGTCCCCGCCGCCCTCGTTCCACCACTCACCGCTGCTCATCGTCGTCCTCCCCGGCCGCGCCAATCCCACCGTCGCGGCGCATCTCGCGGGTCACGATATGCACCACCTGGGCGTACTGCTGCGGGGTCATCCGCCGCAGCAGCTCCTGCCGGCCCTCCACGTTCGGGGAGCCATCGTCGTTGAACAGCTTGCCCTTGAAGATTTCGTACTTCTGCTTGCCGGTGGCCGGGACCTTGAACGGGGCCTGCTTGTGGGGGCCGCCCTTCATCGCCCGCGCCAGCACCTTGGGCATGGTCTCCAGCCAGTAGGCCAGGTCGGTGGCGACGATCTCGTAGATGTGGTTCGTGCTGCCCCGCGGGGAGCGCCGGCCCAGGTCGCGCTCCTCCAGGGCCGGGTCGGGGGGCAGGTCGATGCCGGCCTGCTTGAGCGCGGCGGCCAGTCCGCCGCCCCCGGGCGCCGCGGCGGGGACGGGAGGCCCGCCCACCCCCGGCGGCGTCCCTCCGGGGGCTGGTGGCCCGGGGGGCGGCGCCGGGGGCGAGGGCACCAAGGGGGAGGTGCCGGGCGAGGGCCGCGGGGGTCGCGGCCCGACCCCGGGGAGGAGTGGGTTCGGGGCACCGGGGCCACCCGGCATCATGGCCATGGGTTACCTCCCTAGCGTCCGGGGGCGACAGGACCAGGGGCACCGGGCATCGGCGCCGCGCCGGCGTTCCGCGGCGGAGGCACCATCGGGGCGCCGCCGCCAGGCAACCCGGGCGTGATGGCCACGGCGTTGGGGGGCATCCCCGGCTGCTGCCCTGGCGTGCCACCGGGCGCGCTCCCGCCACCCATCTGGGGTGGCCCACCAGGACCGGGCGGCATGGGTTGCCTGGGTGGTCCCCCGCCGGGGCCGCCGGACTGCACGGCGCGGGCCTCCGCGTTGGCCTTGCCCAGCGCCTCCTCGTCCGCGATGCCCAACTCCTGGAGGGTGCGCTTCTTCAGCTCGGCCTTGATCACCGGGTCGTTCTTCAGGTCGTACAGCAGCCAGGCGGCCTCCACCTCGTCCGGGTTCCCGCCCAGCTCGGTCACCGCGTCGTTCCACGCCTCCAGGCGCAGGGACAGCAGCTCCTTGTGGGTCCGAATCTGCTGGATGCGGTCGGCGGGGGTCTCCGGCTGCAACTTCACCCGGTAGCGGTGGACGCCGTTCAGGTTGTCGGGGCCGACCGTGAGCCACCCCTGGCGGGCGCGGGACGTGGCGTAGTTGGCCGGCACCTCGCCCCAGACGTGGACCGGTTCGCGGATGCGCTTCTCCACCAGCCAGGACTCGAAGCCCACCCGCCGGGAGAGGGCGAACTGGGCGTTGTCGATGATCGGCTGCCAGCCCAGGCGGGCGAGCTGCGACGCCTGGGTGATGGCCCACCCGGACTGCTCGGCGTTGACCATGCCGGAGACCACGTTGGGCAGGGCCATCTCGATGAACTGGCGCACGAACTGGATGCTCTTGTCTAGGTCCACGCCGGAGCGGGGCATATCCACGGGAGCGATGTCCCGAGGGTAAAGGGTGCCCGGCTCGATGCGCGTGCGCCCCGAATCACCCTCAGCTTGATCGTTGCCGAAGGGACCCTGGAGGGTCGGACCCTGAGGGGCGGTCTCTTTGAAGGCCGGGAACCCGTAGAGGAACGCCGCATTAGCTTGAATAGTGAGCAGAGAATCGAGCATCGGGAACAGGTCCAGAAAGCCGAACAGAATGCCCAGTCCGCAGTGTTCTGGCAGGCGGGAGTGGGTTGTGAGGCCGAGGGCGTGAAAGTACGGACCACGTAGCGCACCAGTGACCCGATCCCCGTAGCGGTGCTTGATGGACTTGACCACCGTGCCGCGTCCCAGGCGCTTACCCCCACGAGTGACCTGGCCAGGACCGTAGAGGATGTACGTGACCTCATTCGCGTCCCACGCCTCCACCATCGTCAGCGGTTTGACCCGTCCCCGCCCCTGCCACTGGCTGCGGCCGGGGACGGTGCTCCCGAACGCGGTGGCCCACTCGTGCCGCGGCAGCCCGGTGGCCCGCTGGTCGCTGGGGGCCACGATGTTCCCCTTGGCGTCCACGGAGGCCTGGAACCGCTCCAGCGTCTCGAAGAAGGGCACGGTCTTGACCTCGCACGCGAAGGTCAGCCCGTCCTCGTTCTTGACGTAGTAGAAGGTGTCCGGGGGCACGTCCGTGGAGGCGATGGGGTACGGCAGCGCCCGCTTCCACTCCTCGGTCTGCCGGTCGTAGAGCTTCTCCTTGTCCTCCTCCGCCAGGGTCTCGTCCTCGGCCAGGATGTCCCGCAGCTTGGACTGGTCCTTGGTGTACTTGGCCCAGGCCCGCTTGCTGCGCTCGACGGTCTTGATGATCCCCTCGCCCTTGGCCACCAGGCTGTGCATGAAGGGGCGGAAGATGCTGCGCTGGGCCTCCTCCTCCTGCCGGCGCCAGGCGGCCTCGAAGAACTTCTCCCGCAGCGTGGAGTTGGCCTGGGCGGGGTCGCCAAACGCCACCGGGTCGAACTGCACGTTCGGCGGGTTGGTGGCCAGGGCGGCGGTGACGGTGTTGATGATGTGCGGGGCCAGCGGCGACTTCACCTCCAGGGCCGTCTTGCGGTAGTTGTCGGGAATCTGCACCTCGTTCTGCTGGAACAGCACCGTGTCGTAGGCGCTGTAGAGGGCGTCCCGCTCTCGGAAGTCGTCCCGGAGCTGCTGCACGATGTCGTACAGCATCGACTGCTTGCGGTCGTCGTCCTCGCCACCGCCCCCGCCGGAGGACATCCCCGGGGTGGGCATCGACGCGATCAGGTCACCTGCGCTCATCCCCAGATCACTTTCTGCGGCTGCCGGGAGGGGCTGGAGGCCGCCCACATGGCCATCGCCAGGGCCATGCACACGTCGTCGTGCATCCCCTCGGGCGCAGCGTAGCGTAACGTGCCTGATGGCAGGCGCTCCGCGTCGAACGCCAACAGCTCGTTGAGCAGGATGTCGTGCTTGGGCAGGGCCAATTGTCCACGCTCTAAGGCCAGAGCTAACGCGTCTACGGCCAGGGCCTTGGTGGCGTTGCCGGTGACGAACGGGTACACCGGGAGGCTCATGCGCTGCATCACCTCGATCAGCGGCTCGCCGGCGGCGTTGCGCTCGGCCACGATCAGGCCGGGGCGGAACTTCTCGTAGGCCGCCAGGAGCCGGCCCATCTGCACCGTGTAGTCCACCTGGTTGAAGCGGTCGAGGTAGCAGACCTCGACCAGGGGCAGGGGCCGGGAGTCCCAGGACGACCCGACCGTGGCGTGGAGGGCGGGGGCGTGATCTGGGGTGAGGTCGAGGATGATGAGGACGGTGAAGTCGTTGTACTTCCCCCAGTCCACGCCCATGACGTACTGATGACCTGGGACGCCGTGCTGCTGCAACTGCGCCAGTGGCGCGTCGGTGACGTGCCGGAATACCCCACCGCCGCTATCGACGAACTCCGCGAGGAACTCCTGCGAGAACGTCAGCTCGGTCATGGTGTCGGCCAGGAGCTGCGCCTCCTCGAACTTGAAGAACGGGTTCTCCAGGTCGTGCGGGGCGCGCTCGAGGGCGCCAAAGGCCCCCTTCTTGACCCCGAGTGTGGGGGCCTGGAAGGCGACTGAATCGGGGCGGTTCTTGGCCTGGACGGACTCCCGCCAGAAGAAGTTCTTCCCCTTGGGGGTGCCCATCAGCACGGCCCACCCCTCGGTGTCCGAGATGATGGGGCGGACGACCTCGTACCAGGCCCGCTCCTGGATCAGGGGGGCCTCGTCGATCACGACCCCGCCGGCGGTGAGGCCGCGGGCGTTGTCGGGGTCGTCCAGCGAGCGAAAAGTGACGCTCCCTCCTGAGGGGAACGTAACCTCCATCCGATTGCGAGCAAAATGAGCCGCGCCAGCGCACGCTCGCTGGAGTTCGCGCCACCCGATCTCGCACTGGCCAAAAGTCGGCGCGCCCCAGAGGATGGGGTCACCGCGGATCGCCGCCTCCCCGGCCAGCATCATCGCCATGGTCGTCTTTCGCCACCGTCTTCCGGCGGCGAGGTAGGTGAACCGCCGGCGGCGCTCCATCACCGCGATCTGCCCCGGGTGGGGGGCCGGGAACCGGTACTTCGGCCGGTCCGGTGGTGCCCCCCTGGGGGAGGTATCCCTGCCCGTTGCCGTAGTACGAGTCGGGATTGCGCTTGGCCCGCGAGGCATCGCCCCTCCAATCGTCCACGTAGGTGATGACGGCGACGCCGGCCTTGGCGGCGTCCTCCTCCTTCTCGCGCTGCACGCGGGCCATGTCCTGGAGCGAGGCCCCGCGGGCGAGGCGCTCCAGGGTGGCGGCCTGCACGAGGAACTGGCGCACCTCGGCGGCGGACAGCTCG